ACCACCTAAGCGTTCAATATCTGCATTTGAAAGACGCCCATCTCCTAATGCTTTAGCAATAACTGTTCTTGCAGCGTTCCAAGCAGACACGTTACCCTCAGCATCACCTTTCTGTGCAGCTTCGTTCAACAAACGCATACCGTCTCTAGCTCCTTGGTAAGCTATTCGTTCTCTTTCAATCAAACCATCATACTTTTTACTAAAATCAACAGCATCAGAAGCGTTTTTAAGTACAACGGTTGTGCTTGCTGCTTTAGGCGCATCACCAATTGTTTTTACAATGTTACCTTGACTGTCTAATGCAACAACTTTATCACCCACATTTCTAAAAGTGAGTTTTTCTCCTCCGGGCTTTCTAGCCTCTTTAATCAAATCTCTAGCTAAAGTTGGGTCTGATGAGTACACTTCGGCATCTTCTTGGCTAAAACCTGCACGAATAAGCATTTTAGAAATGTTTTCTTTAGCAGCAGCCGTAGCAGCAGGTTTACCTTCAATTTCTTCAACCCGAGCCTGTGTCAAACGCCGTTGTAAAGCAGCATCCTGTGCATCTTGTGCAGCCTTTGCCTCAGCAGCTTCCATCTGAGCAGCTTGTTGACGTAAGACAAAAGCACGGCGTGGGTCAGAACTGATGTCAGCTAGGCGTTTGTACAGAGCAGAACCACTAAGTCCACTTTGTTGTGCCTCAAGCAAAGCAGCCTGCTGTGCCTCAGCCTCTGCCTCACCGGGAGCTTTAGCCCCAAGCATACGACCTAACCCATAACCAGCACTGGCACCGCCTTGGGCAATGGTAGAGGCAACCTGCTGAAGCAAACCCTGTTGTGCCATTGCTTCAGGAGTCAACATCAACCCAGCCTCATACTTACGACGAACTTCTTGAGGCGATTCACCTAGAAGTTGAAATAATCCTTGTGTTGCCATGTTTATTCCTTAACCGTAATTTTGCCAAAAACTCATAGATGCTGGGGCATAAGCAGAACCAAGTGCTTGCAACTCAGGCATTGTATAAGACGGGGTAATAGGTTGGTTAGCAAACATACCACCAAACTGTTGACCAGCACGTTGGATAGCCTGAGCAGTGCCTAAACCACTAGCTAAACGTGTTTGAGCAGCGCCCCTAAGCCCTTCACTTAACAAACCACCAACTTGTGCCCCAGCCGTAGCTGCTTTCCCACCATACTGAGCACCCATCTCAAGTGGTTTCATACCCAGTTCTTCAACACCAAGCCCAGCTTGGAACAGACCACCAGCCTCTGCCAGCCTACGTTCACGTTCAGCAATACCAGCCTGACGTGACGCAGCAGCGAGTTCAGCATCAGCACGAGCACGGGCTAGGTTTTGTGCATACTGTTCAGGGTTGATAGCACCACCCATCATGCCAGCACCTAACGACTCGGGTGACACACCTAGACCAATGCGACCGCGTTGTAGTTGTTGCTGCCGTAGAGCAATATCTTCAGCTTGACGCTGTGGAGCCAACAACCCCTGCTGCTCTGCCAGCACCTCAGCGGCATACGCCTGTGGGTCTAGGTCGGCAGCGCGTTGACGCCCAAGCTCAGCCTGTTGATAATAGAAGTCACGAGCAGCTTGTAAACGAGGGTCTAACTCGTAGCCAGCGGTCTGTGCTGCCTCATCAAAGAAGCCACGACCAAAGCCAGTGGTGACAGCGTAAGGTTTAAACTTAGCCGCCTCAGCCGCAATCTCTGCTGCCCTAACCTGTGCGTCTGCTGAACGAGAGGCTGCATCGGAAGCCATCATGCCCCCGAGTAGACTACCCCCTGCTCCAATAAGTGCTGCTGTAATAGGCATCTTATACCTCTTTTTCTATTAAAACTTTATCAATGTTTTCTGCATCAGTTTCCTCTGTTGCGTGTATGCAGAACCAAACACAATCTTCTAAAGACACAATGCTGTGAACTTTATTAGCCTCTACGTTGATACAAGCAGGAGCCTGTACAACCTCTACCTCTTCCCCTTTAGTCATCCTTACAGTTCCCTTAGCCAATATGGATAAGTGAGAGTAGGGATGGACATGTTTTACAAGGAAAGAGCCTTTGGGAACCCTTACCTCTTTGGCGTACAACCCGTCACTGAAATGATGAATGATGTCGTCCATTACGCAGGTTTAGTTGGGAATACAACATTAAAGGGAAACCCCTCTTGCTGTGTAACATCCAACAAAGCCTGACGGTAGTTAACCCACTCTTGTTGCTTTTCTGCTGACATGTCTGCCCAGCGCAGAGGATTGGACACAACAGGGTCAACATCTGTAGCTAAACGTAAATCTCGTTCAAGCCTAACTACATCAGCCTGTGCGTCATAAACTTCTTGGTCAGTAGGCGGCACCCACTGAGAACCATCAAACGTATGCAGAGGGCTTGGCTTCAGCGGAACCTCAAAGGTGCCAGCAGGGTAGGAAGCCACTATTTCAGCAGAAGGCTCACACAACGTCTGCCAATATCCTCGTTCGGGATGATAAAAACCTTTTTCCATTTCTTACCTCTTTATGAAAGCAGACGATAGCCTTGTTGAACAGTTCCTGTCAATCTCCAATAGTGTCCCGGTGGGATGATGGCAAAACTATTCTGCCAAACAGCATTACCAGCACTGTTACCTTGAACACGATAATAAGTGGAGCCGTTAGAAGACACTTCAATGTCGCCTGAATAAGCAGCGGTGTTTGCACCAACCGCAACAGCTCTGCCATAGGTGTTTTGATATACAGTGCCAGAGGTTAAATTACTAGCACTCCACGATTGATTCAAACCTAGCGAATCAGTGATGGCTGTCCAAGCGTTATCTCCACGCAAGAAGGTGGAAGTAGAAGGTGTTCCTGTTGGTGAGACGGTGGCTAGAGTGCCAAGTCCAAGATTGGTACGAGCATCAGCAGCAGTAGAAGCACCAGTACCGCCATCCGCAACAGCAAGGTCAGTGATTCCACTAATCGTTCCTCCGCTGATGGTTGGTGTGTTAATTGTAGGGCTGGTTAGTGTCTTATCCGTCAGTGTTGCCGTGTTGGTACGCTCTGCATACACATGAGCAGTGGTGGCAATCTGAGTGGTGTTAGTACCAGCAGCAGCAGTAGGTGCTAGTGGAGTACCAGTGAGTGATGGGCTGTTGGTGTTAGCCTTAGAGTTAACAGCCGTAGCAATGGCGTTAAACTCATCATCAATCTCCGTTCCCTTAACAATCTTTGCTGGGTCGCCTGTCGTCAGCGTGTCCTTAGAGGCAAAGTCTGTTGCCTTAGTGTAGTTAGCCATATCAGCTTACCTTTCCAGTTTTTACAAATGCGTCAATCTTTTGAACGCTTAATTCTGAGCCATTAACATCAGCCTCAAAGCCTAGTTGTATTACATTACCACTACCGCCAACACTACTCTTCACGTTGTCAATAACAATACCTAATGTGTATTCGGCAACCGTAGCAGCATTATCCCCATATTCAGCAATACCATATTCAGCAATGGTACCTTGCGGTGGAATGGTGAATACATAAGAGTTGGCAATGTTTTCATAGTCAAACGCAGCTTTAATAACAAACGTTTGATTAGCACCACCCACCACCGTAGTGGCAATTTGCTTCAACATCTTCTTAAATGTTGAATTACCAAAGTCAATGAAGTGTGAGAAGTAGCGCATACGGAAGGCAGTCCCGTTGTCCTCATACCCAGCGTATTTACCAATACCGTTTGTCTTACCAATAAACAGGTCACGGTTACGACTGCGGCAGAACGAATCAGCCTGATAGTTGTACCACGTAGTGACACGCGCAGAACCATCCTCAAGGACAGAACGCATGTCTAAACAATAAATAATATCACTGTACGGAAAACTTAACAAATAGAACGCATTGGTTTCAGAATAAACAGATACAACATCATCTAAATCACCACTGTTGGCAAGTTCAGTGGCTATGTCGTTTAATAAATCGTCTCGTACATTCTTTGTTAAATCACGCAGCGGCAAACTCTTCTCTTGAATGAGACGCCCTAGTGAACGCACACCAGTGTCTGACAAGAAGATAAGGTCATTACCTGTAGCCTGAACACTGTCCCTAGCAATACAACCAACACCAGTGATTACGTCATTAAGCTGGAAGGCAACACCAATAGGGTTGGATGCTCCGCTATACAACACAATGTTGTTCTTACAGAAGATAACTAAGAAATCGTTGTGTGCTGCAATAGCCACAATGGTGTCTGCGTTGTTAGGCAGAACAGCAGCGATGTTTAGTGTTCCACTGGTGCCACCATAGAAG